TTTGGGGAGGTTGAGGTAGAAGTTGAGCAACGTAAGAAACGAACAAATGTGGTTGCCCCCGCAACGCGGAGCACAGCACCTAGAAAGATTAGGTTAACGGCATCCCAATTGGCAGTTTCTAAACGCCTTGGACTTACACCAAAACAATACGCCGAACAGGTTGCTATAGACATGAGGAAACAATAATGGCTCAAAATAGAATTGATCGTGAACAGACAACTCGGGAAAAGACAGTCCGTAAGAGAGGATGGCAAAGGCCGGAAGTATTACCTTCGCCTGATCCAGAACCCGGATATGACTTTAAGTGGGTTCGTGTGAGCACTCAAGGGACTGTTGACGCTACTAATGTTTCGTCCAAACTCCGTGAAGGCTGGGAGCCTGTAAAGGCAGATGATCATCCAGAGATTACAATGGTCACCGTTGAGAATGAGCGGTTCAAAGACAATGTTGTGATTGGTGGTCTCATGCTATGCAAAGCTCCCCAAGAACTGTCAGAAGAACGGAATAACTACTACGAGCAACAAACTGACGCTCAGATAACTTCCGTAGACAACAGCCTCATGCGAGAGAACGACCCTCGTATGCCCTTATTCAATGAGCGGAAAACGAAGGTCACTTTTGGTAAAGGATCTTAACTTATTTAGAGGAAATTCTAATGGCTTTAACTGCTGCACCATATGGGCTACGACCCATAAAACGTGCTGATGGACTGCCCTACGCAGGTGCTACTACTCAGTACTTGATTGACCCTGCTGGAGAAGGTACTAACATCTTCAATGGTCAGGTTGTTTACATCGGCGCTGATGGCTACATTGCTATCGTTACCGGTACTGGCGGCAACGCTGGAAACCAAGCATTCCCTGTTCCAAATACCTTCACGGGTGCTTTGGGTGTATTTATGGGGTGTGAATTTGTAAATGCTCAAGGTCAATTGATCTTCAGTCAGTATTACCCTTCTGGTACTACCGGCGTTGTTCGAGCATACGTTGTTGACGATCCAAGTGTATTGTTCCAAGTCCAGTTGGACGGCGCTGCCGATCAATCTGACATCGGCGCTAATACAGCCTTTGCTGCTGCTCAGTCTACCACTACGGGTTCTACCCAAACTGGTAACTCTACTAGCGCGATGGATGCAACAACTGTAACAACAACTGCGGCGTTTAGGATTGTTTCTACCGTCTCTCCCATCACTGATGCGTTTCCTGATGTTCTTGTTAAGTTCAACATCGGATACAACAGTGCCACTAACGCCGTAGGCCTATAGGAGAATAGTTAATGGCTATTTCAAGAGCACAATTACTTAAAGAACTTCTTCCCGGCCTAAACGCGTTGTTTGGTCTGGAGTACGCTAAGTATAGCGAGGAGACGAGAGAGATTTTTGACACAGAATCTTCTGATCGTTCTTTTGAAGAAGAAACCAAGCTGTCCGGTTTCCAATCTGCACCTGTTAAAGACGAGGGTTCTGCCATCGCCTATGACAATGCACAGGAAGCATGGAGCGCCCGATACACGCACGAAACCGTTGCAATGGGATTCTCAATAACTGAGGAAGCTATTGAAGATAACCTGTATGACTCTTTGTCTGCTCGTTATACAAAGGCTTTGGCTCGTGGTATGGCGTACACCAAGCAAGTTAAAGGTGCTACCATTCTTAACAATGCGTTTGCTGCTGGAACCGTTTACGGTGATGGCGTATCCCTTTGTAACGTGGCTCACCCCCTTGTTTCTGGCGGCGTTAACTCTAACCGTCCTGCTATTGTAGCTGACCTTAATGAAACTTCTTTGGAAGCGGCTATTATTCAGATATCTGGCTGGACTGATGAGCGAAGCCTGTTGATCGCTGCGAAAGCTCGTAAGTTAGTTATCCCACCCAACCTTCAGTTTGTAGCAACTCGTTTGTTAGAGACTCAAGGTCGTGTTGGTACTGCTGATAACGACATCAACGCTATCAATACCAACGGGGCTGTCCCTGAAGGATACACAGTCAATCATTACCTGACTGATCCTGATGCTTGGTTCTTGATGACTGACGTACCTAACGGTCTGAAGCACTTTGTTCGTACTCCTATGTCAACGTCTATGGATGCTGACTTCGATACTGGCAACAGTCGCTACAAGGCTCGTGAGCGTTATAGCTTTGGTGTATCTGATCCCCTCGGGATCTACGGTTCACCCGGAGCACCATAGTACTAGTGGGGGGCACACGTTGCCCCCTTCTTTTTTATATAGTATAAAGACCCTATCCCTGACAGATGCGTACAGTGTCTGACATTAGCCACGACAGGAGATACTCATGGCGAATACAACTTTTAGCGGCCCAATCCGGGCTGGAAATATCCGAAACACTACAGGTACTACTGTAGGGACTGATGTAGCTAACGTAGGTTACGTAGTTATGTCTCAGACATTCACGACAGGCACTGCACTCGCTGCTGGCGCGTCTGCTGCAAACGTAACGAATGTCGTTATCCCAGCTAACTCCCAAATAATCGACATGGTAATTGATTGCCCTACCGCAATGGCTGGCGCTACCGCTGCCTTAAGTGTGGGTGATACTGCCGGTGGTAACGCTACATACATCAATGCATACAGTATTACTGCCGCATCAGGTGTAGGTCGTAAGTACCCGACTACTCAAGCTGGTGGAGCACTGTCTTGGGCAAATACCGGTACCGCTGACGAGCGTCTGACTTGGACTACAACTGGCGCAACTAGTGCTGGTGAGATCCGTATAACTGTCCTTTATGCTCAAGCGCTAAACACTGTCATACAGCCTTAAGGAGTAAGGAATGTCACAGACAACTTTTGATGTTGATCCGGCGAACCTTGACCCTAACGGTATTTGCGAGAATCAAACCGCAGCCCTGAACGCCGCATTGGTTCTGAATGGAGCACTATGTGACGCGGGTACCGCTGGTAAATTCGAGATATCAGATACCTATTCTTCTGGCTGTGGCGGCATTAAGTTGTTATTTGCCTCGGCAGGGAATATAGGCACTGTCGTATTTACTATTACGGGTAAAGATGAGAACGGTATAACTATATCCCCCGCAGAAACGGTGACAGGCGTTACTACAACTGCAGTGTCTACAGTTAAGTACTACTCGGAGATTACCGCTATCGGTACGAGCGTGGCAGCGGTAAGTAGTGACGTGTTTATAGGTACTGTGGGTGGCGAATTGGTCACTAGGACGGTGCCCTTAAATAAGTACGCGATGGAGTCCTCAGTAGTTGCGATAGTGGCGCGTTCTGGCATTGCTCAGTTCCGCACCCAAGAGTCGTTTGATGACCTGAATCTCGTTGCTCCCGCAGATCTTAGATGGATGGATAAGACCGGTGATGCCGCACTTGTGCTTACTATAAACGCTACAGCAGCACGTATCGTTGTTGATTCGTACACCGATGGGGCAGAATTCCAAGCAGTCGTTAGCACCAACCCGTTTACGTAGGTAGCATCTATGCGTAAGTACTATAAGGCAGGTGGGAGTGTTTCAAAGTCTCCCGCTTGGACACGGAAAGAGGGTAAAAGTAAGTCTGGTGGGCTTAATAAAAAGGGTGTCGCTAGTTATAGAAAGGCAAACCCCGGAAGCAAGCTAAAGACTGCTGTTACAACTAAGCCCAGTAAACTAAAGAAAGGGTCTAAAGCCGCTAACCGCCGCAAGTCCTTCTGCGCTCGTATGTCAGGTATGAAGAAGCGCAACACGAGTGCTAAGACAGCGAATGATCCAGATAGCAGGATTAACAAGAGTCTGCGGAAGTGGAACTGTTAAAACTAATTAAGGAGTAGGTAGCTAAATTATGCGCCGTTATTATAAAAAGGGGGGCACAGTGAAAGACGCATGTTATACCAAGGTTAAATCTCAGTATAAGGTCTTTCCCTCCGCTTACGCTTCTGGCGCTATTGCTAAGTGTCGAAAGAAGAAAGCTAGTAAGTAATGCGGGTCTACTATAAGTCTGGCGGTGCAGTACGTAAAACAGCTAAAGGGGCATCCCTAAAGCGTTGGTTTAAGGAAGATTGGAAAGACGTAAAAACAGGTAAATCCTGTGGACGTAAGAAGGGGGACGGTAGAAGTACTCCCTATTGTCGGCCTACTAAACGTGTTTCTAGTAAGACTCCTAAGACTTCTTCGGAGATGACCAAAGTAGAGAAGACAGATCGTATTGCTCAGAAAAAGAGACTTGGGCAACCGAAAGGTAAACCCAGAAGGGTAGACGCACTAAAGAGAAAGAGTAATGGCTAAAGGTGTTAAGCACTACTTTAAAGATGGTACGGAGCATAAGGGCGGCGTACATAAGCACCCTGATGGTTCGTTAATGACAGGTAAAACTATGTCAAATACCTCCAAGAAGCTACACCATTATAAAAGCCTTTCTACTAAGGCTAAACAGAAAGCCAAAACTGGTTGGAGAAAATGACTACATCAGGTAGCACAGCGTTCAACATGCCGTTTACAGAGATCGCTGAAGAAGCGTGGGAACGGGCGGGACGAGAGTTACGGTCAGGGTATGACCTACAGACTGCTCGACGTTCTATGAATCTGATGACAATTGAGTGGCAGAATCGTGGTATTAACATGTGGACGATTGAGCAGGGGATAGTTGACCTCGTTCAAGGGCAAGCTACTTATGCGTTACCTGATGACACTATCGACTTGTTAGAGCAGTCTATACGTACTGGGGCCAACAACACGGCTACACAGTCAGACCTAAATCTTAACCGAATTAGCATTAGTACCTATTCGTCTATCCCCAACAAAATTACGCAGTCACGCCCTATACAGGTCGTTATACATAGAGATAGTGGGCAAACTTACCCGACAGGAATTACTTTAGCCGCTACCGCCTCTAGTACAGATACAACCATTACCCTAAGTGGTGTAGCAGGACTACCTCCCGCAGGATTTATAAAGCTCGAAAACGAGATACTGAATTACGGGCACATCGGGGGCAACGTGCTCCAGAATTGTTTTAGGGGCCAACAGGGGACTACAGCCGCCACGCATACCGTTGGGGGCGTAGCCATACCTGCCTACTGGGAACAAGTGCCAGCGGTCACTGTGTGGCCTGTGCCAGATAACGTACAAACCTATCAAATGGTCTATTGGCGTATGCGTAGGGTTCAAGACGCTGGGGCTGGGGTAGAGACATCGGATATGAATTTCCGGTTTTTCCCCTGTTTAGTAGCGGGATTAGCCTATTACATTGCTATGAAAGTTCCCGAACTTGTAGATAGGGTGCCCATGTTGAAGGCTGTGTATGAGGAGCAATTTGAGCTTGCCGCAGCAGAAGATAGAGAGAAAGCCCCTATTCGATTTGTCCCGCGTATGGGTAGAGTCTAACAATGAGTAACAGGTTTGCTTCAGCTCGTATCGCCATCGCAATGTGTGATGTTTGCGGGTTTGAGTTCAAGTTAAAAACACTCAAGGACTTAGTTGTAAAGGGTAGGAATACTAATATAAAGGCCTGTCCTGAGTGTTGGAACCCAGATCACCCGCAACTTAAACTGGGGGAGTTCCCTGTATCAGACCCACAGGCGATTAGAGACCCAAGACCCGATAGTAGCCTTGGAGAGTCTGGAGACTATAGTAGTAGAGATATACAATGGGGGTGGAACCCAGTAGGTGGCGGCAATAACCCCTACACGCTAACCCCTAACAACTTAGTAGCTAGTGGTATACTTGGAACAGTGACAGTAACGACTACATAGGAGCAATATCATGTATAACCCTAAAGATGTTTTCGGGATGAAGACAGTAACAGTACACAAAGATAAAGGTGTTAGGCCTTGCCCAGAAGCACCAAAGCCTAACATGGAAGGTGTTAAAACCTCGGGTATCATGATGCGGGGTTACGGCGCAGCGACTAAGGGCAGGAAGTCCCGAGGGCCAATGGCTTAACGCATGGACTACGCAGCGCTAACGGCTAACATCCAAGACATCTGCGAGACGACTTTTACCGCTGATCAGCTTGCTATGTTTACGGAACAGGCAGAACAAGGGATATACAATACGGTTCAGCTTCCCGCGTTACGTAAGAGTGTGTCGGGTACAGTAACGCTTAATAACGCATATCTAGATGCGCCCACTGATTTTCTTTGGTCGTATTCTCTAGCGGTAGTTGATGGAGATGGGAACTACTCGTACCTAATAAACAAAGATGTTAACTTCATACGTGAAGCCTATCCAAAGGCTACTTCTATTGGAGTACCTAAGCATTATGCGTACTTTAATGAAGCATCATTTATTGTTGGGCCTACCCCAGACGCCTCGTACACTGTAGAACTACACTATGGGTACTACCCCGAGTCTATTGTGACTGCAGGGACTACGTGGCTGGGTAACGAGTTTGACAGTGCGCTGTTAAACGGGGCATTAGTACAAGCGATCCGATTTATGAAGGGTGAGCCTGATCTTGTAGAGATGTATAGGAATTTGTACGCTCAAGCGATGGCACTGCTCCGTAATCTGGGAGCGGGTAAGTTACGTGAAGACGCATACCGTTCAGGTCAATTTAGAGTATCAGTAGAGTAGGAGGTTACATTGGCAATTACACAGATAACCTGCACTTCATTTAAGAAAGCGTTACTAGATGGGGAGATGGATTTTAGTAGTAACTCGGCACAGACTTACAAGATCGCGCTGTATACGAACGCTGCTACGCTTAATGCTGCCACCACGGCCTATACAACAAGTAACGAAGCGTCAGGGACAGGGTACGTAGCGGGGGGTAAGGATTTAGTCATATCCACTACACCTACCACCTATGGAACTACCGCATACGTAAGTTTTGCGGCTATAGTCTGGCCCACATCTTCGATCACCGCTAGGGGCGCTCTAATTTATCAAGCTGGAGGGGGCACTCCTTCGGTAGCCGTTCTTGATTTTGGTGGGGATAAAGTAACATCTGAAAGCGATTTTAAAGTTACATTCCCCGCAGCAGACGCTACTAATGCGATTATTAGGATAGCCTGATGGTCTGGAATATTATATCAACGGCGCAGAGTCCATATTGGGGTACCATATCCACGGTGCAGACTCCCGATTGGCAAGCCGTAGCCACAGGAGGTTAGGAATATGGCAACGCAGTACACTACGATTCTTAAGCTAGCACTTCCAGTACAGGGAGAATTAGTCGGTACTTGGGGCGATGTTGTTAACAACAATATTACTTCTATGGTTGAACAGGCGGTTGCCGGTAAGGCAGTTATTAACTCGTGGACGACTAACTCCCACACACTGACTTCAGCAGACGGCACCACTGCGGAGTCTCGCTGCGCTATCTTAGAACTAACCGATTCAGGTACAGCCTTATCAGGTGCAGGTACTGTAGTATGCACCGCTGCGTCTAAGATATACATCGTAGATAACAATACGGCGCAGATTATCACTGTAAAAACCCCTAGTGGTACTGGCGTTGCTATCCCTGTAGGGAAGACGACGGTGGTGTATTGTGACGGCACTAACGTAGTTGCGGGTGTTACCCACGCGGGAAGCCTTAGTCTAGGTACTAGCACAGTAACAGCTTCTGCTATCCTCGATGAAGACGACATGGTATCTAACAGTGCTACAGCTATATCGACACAACAGTCGATTAAAGCCTACGTTGATGGTCAAGTTAGCGCTGTTGACACGTTATCTGCTGTTCTTACTTCTGGTAATACCTCTGGCAGCACTGACATCAATATGGACACGGCACAGAAAGTGCAGTTCAGAGATGCTGCCATTTACCTTAACTCCAGTGTTGACGGGCAGTTAGATATTGTCGCAGACACTGAGGTACAGATAACTTCTCCGGCGGTTACAGTAAACGGTAACGTGAGCCTCCTATCCCAAGGTGATTTACGGTTAGAGGATGCTAGTGGAGGTGAGTACGTAGCCCTACAAGCACCCGCAACTATCGCCGCTAGCTTTACGCTAACCCTACCCGCCGACGATGGGGATGCCAGCCAGTACTTACAAACCAACGGCGCGGGAGTGTTGGATTGGGGTACAATTACTGATCAGACACCTTCTGAGATCAAGATCGCTTACGAGAGTAACGCTGACACTAACGCGTTTACAGACGCGGAGCAGACTAAGCTAGCAGGGTTAAGCTCAGGGAGCTACAATCCTTGGGCGGTAAAGACGACCACCTACACAGCGGTGACCGGCGACCAGCTTATCTGCAACAACGCGGTGACAGCGTTTACGGTAACGCTACCTGTTTCACCCA